GTTATTGATTCAATTAATACCGCGGCGGTTCAAGGTTTCCAAAATGACGTTGGCGGTGCTGACGGTACTTTTGATTTAGATACCGATGCTGATGGCCGTTGGGCTGTTGAGAAGTTCAAATCACTTCTCTTCCAACTTGAGCTTGAATCCAATGAGATTGCTAAAGGTACTCGTCGTGGAAAAGGTAACTATGTTATCTGCTCTTCAAACGTTGCTTCTGCTCTTGCAGCTGCAGGCGTTCTCGACTATGCTCCAGCTATCGCGTCCAACTTAAACGTTGACACAACCGGTAACACATTCGCTGGTCTTATCAATGGCCGCATTAAGGTATATGTTGATCCATATGCAATTGATGATTACGCTACCGTTGGTTACAAAGGTGCTAACTCGTATGATGCTGGTATTTACTACTGCCCATACGTTCCTCTTACAATGGTTCGCGCCGTTGACGAGAACAGCTTCCAGCCTAAGATCGGCTTTAAGACTCGTTATGGTCTTGCTGCTAACCCAATGGCTCATGATCCTATTAGTGGACCAACCAGTAAGCCAGCCGGTACTGCTAACAACCCTTACTTCCGTAGGTTCCTTGTTACTAACATCAATGGCACTACGCCAGTTGTTTAATTAGTAAAAACTAATTTTCGTCCACTACCTTAGGACGACACAAACCCGATGAGGGGCTGTCAGAAATGGCGGTCCCTCATTTTTTGTTATAAATAATAATAATATGATTGAGAATAACTTTTTACCAACAACCGATAACTTTACTGTTCATATAGGAGAACGTGGAAGCAAATCTGTTTTAAATAGAAGTATTGTTTCTTTTTCTTTACCTGCTATAACCAATAATGAGATTAGTACTCCTTATTTAAATATGCCTGGATTTTCTGTTTCTGAAACAACAAGTAAAGAGCCGTTGGCCATCTCGTTTATTTGCGACGAAGATATGACAGCTTATGAAGAAATTTATAATTGGATGAATGATAATAATAATCCAAACAAAGATTCCAATGATCAAAACGCCAGTTTAATTGATTTTAAAGATATTACAATTAATATTAAATCAAGCCATAATAATTTAAATAAGCAATTACATTTTAAAGATGCGTTTCCAACATCGCTTGGTGGTGTTGATTTTAATATACAAGCAGAAGGCGAACCAGTATATGCGGTATTCCAAGTATCGTTTAGATATGATACTTTTGAGTTTAGGAAATAAGCATTATATATAAATTATATGATGGATCTAGAATCACTACTAAAACTGTGGGAAACCGATTCTAAAATTGACGATGTTAATTTAGATGATACAAGTATTAACAGTGCAAAGCTGCATAGTAAATATCTTGAGTTACATTCGCACGCTAAACTAAGACTAAAGAAAAAAGAATTAGAATTAGCGGTTTTGAATAAAGACCTTTGGTTATATTACAATGGTAAAATGACTAAAGAAGAAATGGATACGTTAAGTTGGAATTACGATCCTTTTAATGGAATGGCCAAACCGCTTAAAGGCGACATGAATAAATTTTATGATGCTGACCCAAATAAAGTTGAGATGGAAATGAGAGTTGAATACTTAAAAACCTATTGCGATACTTGTAAAGATATAATTGATAATGTTCGTTTTAGACATTTAACTATTAAGAATATAATCGCGCATCGCCAGTTTGTATCTGGAAATTAAAAATGAGTAGTACGTATGACATATCACATGTAGATGAAACCTTAATTCATATTAAGTCGGATGACTGACCAAGAAGAAAAATTCTTTAAGAAAGCGAGTTACCTTATAGCTCGTGGTTATGTTAATAACCAAACGGTTGAAGAATTAGTTGAGCATTTAAAAGAAGTTGAGCTCAAAGAAAAGAAAGCCTCTTTAAAAAGGCTTAATGATAAATAAAAAAGTTAAGGCCGATCACGGAAGTACGAATTCCCACCGGCACTATTCAATTCCAACTAAAGAACACGATGAACAGCAACAATGTATATATAATGTCTCAAGCAGACATTGAACGATTAGGTTTAAACGACGGATTAATAATCGAAGCTCCAACTCGGGAAGAGTTACTCAAACATGGTAAGTTTGATTTTGGTGGTAATGATTCCAAAGTAGTTACTATAAACGGCGTCAAGTATAAAGCTCAAAAGGATGCAGCACGCGATTTAAAAGTTTCAGCTGGTACAATAAGTAATCTTGTTAAAGAACACGGTGATACTTTTAATTTTACTAGAGATGATCTAAAAGATACTCGATTTAAAAAGGGGTGTGTTAATAATAATAAAGGTAAAAAGATGCCTATAATTAGTGAGAAGAGAAAAGAATCTTGGATTAAGTGGAGAAAACAAAATCCAGATTATAAAGATAAGTGGAAGAAGTATGAACCAATCGGTAAAGAGAATTGGAACAATGTTGATAACATTTCTGCTTTAAATAAAAAGATTGCAGTTTGTCCACATTGTAAAGCTAAAGGGAATGTTGGTAATATGAAACGGTGGCACTTTGAAAACTGTAAAAATAAAGCTTGATATATACTATAGAGAATGAGTAGCACATATGACATAAGCCACGTTGATGAAACCTTAATTCATATTAAGTCGGATGATTCTGGTGCTATGATGGATCTTAGCGAGCATTATACTTTTTATGTTGACGGGCACAAATTCATGCCCGCGTTTCGTAATAAAAGTTGGGATGGAAAAATTCGTTTACTGAATATGCGCAATCATACGTTGCCATATGGTTTATTACCAAAGACACTCAGTTTTGCAAAGAATAGTGGATATGGAATTAACCTTTGCTCTACTCTTAAAAACAAAGAGGTTATAGATAAAGATGACCTTGATAAATTTGCAAATTCTCAAGAGCTAAGAGCTGGAGGAAAAAAAATTGAGCTTCGTGATTATCAGTATGACGCATTTATTCATGGAATTACTGAGGGCAGATCATTAATTGTTTCACCAACTGGTTCTGGTAAGAGTTTAATAATTTACATGTATATCAAATGGTATATAGAAAATCATGATGATAATGTTTTAATCATTGTTCCAACTACTTCATTGGTTGAACAAATGAGTAAAGACTTTGCCGATTATAGTTCACACGATGATTCGTTTGATGCTGATCTTGAAATACATAAAATATATTCCGGCAAAGAAAAAGAAAACTTTGATGCTCGTGTTATTATTTCAACATGGCAAAGCGCTATAAACCTTCGTCCTGAATGGTTCGAACAATATGGAATGATCATTGGAGACGAAGCGCACCTCTTTAAAGCCAAGAGTCTTAATAAGATTATGGGGATGTTAGTTAATGCGCCTTATAGAATTGGTACTACTGGAACTCTTGATGGAAGTCTTTGTAATGAATTGGTTTTAATTGGAAACTTTGGTCCAACGTTTAACGTAATTTCAACTAAGAAATTAATTGATTCAAAGACACTTGCTGATCTTGAGATTAAATGTATTGTATGCAACCATGATGATGCTCTAAAGAAAGCAGTTGTTAAAATGGATTATCAAAGTGAAATTGCAACAATTGTTGAACACCCAAACCGAAATAAATTTATATCAAAGTTAGCGCTTGATCAAAATGGTAATACACTTGTTCTTTTTAATCTCGTTAAGAAACATGGTAAACCTTTGTTTAAAATGATTCAAGACAGCGCAGATGATAAAGATAATATCTTTTATGTTAGTGGAGAAGTAAAAGCGGATGACAGAGAAAACATTCGAAGTATTGTTGATACTAATCCCTTAACAACTACAATGAAATTTGGTTTAAAAAAGATCACTGTCGGGCAAAACGTAAAAGTTCCATTAACAGATGGATCTGAAAAATTAGCGTGTGAAATAACAATTGATGATGATATATTAGAAAATTGGGTAATGACTCGATGGCGTGAAGCGGGAATATAAAAGTAAAAAGACTTGGATGTTCTGGTGTACCTGGGAGGGTTATAATAAGAAGGACATAGATTTTAATAATGAAGGAATGAATGATTTAGATAAGATAAGTTATTCAGAATATAGAAAAAGATTAATATTAAAAAAAGAAAACAATTCATATGAAACCAGATAAAGTAACAAATACCACCGGAGCAATTATTGTGGCAAGTACTGGTGTGTTTTCAACAGGAATTAATATTAAGAACTTACATAATATTATATTCGCTAGTCCAACAAAATCTCAAATTAAAGTTCTTCAAAGTATTGGTCGTGGATTGAGAAAATCAGATGATGGAAGAAAAACTATTGTATTTGATATTTCTGATAACCTTAGTTGGCGTAAAAAGAAAAACTATACGTTTAAACATGCTCAGGAAAGAATCCGTATATATAATAAAGAGGGATTCAAATACAAGATCTTCGAAATACCATTAAGTTTAGATGAAATACAATAACGACATATCAAACAAACTTGATGTTAGAATCTTTACTACTATTTCTGGAAGAGTCTTAATTGGAGAACTTATTAATGTATCGGATATTGGAGTTGAATTAGAAAATGTATTTTTAATGGACCCTTCTAATCCCGAAGGGATGGTTCCCATACATCAAGATTCAATAATGAATACATCAATAATAACTTTATATGATAAGATTATTGAAACTGAAACACCAGTTAATAGTGAATCAACTTTAAGTAATTACATTCAACATTGTTTAGGTAATACTTTAATGGATATTGAATCTAACTTTCCAAAAAAAATCAATAAAAAAAATAAGGATACTAATGATGATACCTTATTTAATTGGAGGAATAGGTTTAATTGATTATTGTTTTTGTTATTCTATAGAATATTATACTATAAGATCAATAGTATGTAAATAATAAAATTCATAATAATAAAAAAGATTGATAGCATTTTGTTATATACATTAGACTAAATCTATGGTATAATATATACATATGAAGGATAAAGATAAACCTACATCAGATGAAGTAGTCAATAAGAAAGCCGTTAAGAAGAAGACGGCAAAAAAGAAAACTGCTAAGAAGAAGACTGCGAAGAAACGTGGCCCACATTATATTGATAACGCTTTATTCGGGCAAGCCGTATCTGAACATGTTAAAGGTGTTAAAGAAGATATTGAAAATGGTATAGATCCAAGAGGTATTACTGATTATGTTGGTAAATGTTTTTTGAATATTGCAGAAGGTCTTTCTCATAGTGGTAATTTTATTAACTATACATATCGAGAGGATATGGTTATGGATGCAGTTGAGAATTGTATTAAGTATGTTAATAATTATGATATTGATAAACCTACGCGAACAGGAAAGCCAAACGCGTTTAGTTACTTTACACAAATTAGTTGGTTTGCTTTTCTAAGAAGGATTGCTAAAGAAAAGAAACAAACTGAGATCAAACAAAAAATAATCAGTACATCTGCTGTTGATGTATTTGCTGACTTTAGTGGAGACTCTGCTCAAATTGGTGAAGGAGTAATTAACAGGATGAGAAATACAAACCCATTCTTTAAAGAAGAAAAGGGCCCAACTCCTGAAGAAGTTGAGTTACCTCCAAAGCGTAGAGGAAGACGTCCTGCTAAGAAAGCTAAGAACGGTCCTTTAACTGATTTTTTCGATAAGTAATATGAAGTTAGTTGTAATAACAGACACTCATGCGGGTGTTAAAAATGGTAGTGATATCTTCTTAGATTATTCTGAAAGATTTTATGATAAGGTTTTCTTTCCTTATTGTTTAGAAAATGGTATAACTAAGATACTTCATCTTGGTGATTATTTTGATCATCGAAGAGTGGTAAATTTTAAAGTTCTTAGTAGGAATAAGAAAATGTTTCTTGATAAGTTAAGAGAACATGGAATGACCATGGATCTTATTCCAGGAAACCACGACGTATTTTATAAAAATACAAATTCATTATCAAGTTGCGAAGAGATTCTTCAACATTATAAAGATGTTGTAAATCTACACATGGAACCAACCGTCGTGAGTTATGGTAGTTTGGATATTGCATTAATCCCTTGGATAAATTCTGAGAATTACGATGAAGTAACTGACTTTGTTAAAAATGTAAAAGCTCCATTCTTAGGTGGGCATTTAGAACTTCAAGGATTTGATATGATGAAAGGAGTTCAAGCTAGTTCTGGAGCTATGAAGTCTGATATCTTTTCTCGATTTGAAATTGTAATGAGCGGCCACTTTCATACAAAAAGCAATAAAGGAAATATTCATTATCTTGGAACTCCCTTTGAATTAACCTGGGCAGATTGTAATGATCCAAAGTTTTTCCATGTTATTGATACAGAGACACGTGAGCTAATGCCAATTCGTAACCCGCTTACAATTTATAATAAACTAGTATATGATGATAGTAAAGCGTCTGATGATATTATCACAGAGATTAAGTCGTGTAATTTTAGTTGTGTACCAGATTCATATGTAAAAGTAATTGTTATTAATAAGAAGAACCCGTTTCTTTTTGACAAATATATTGATGAGATAATTAATAAAGAGCCCTTTGATTTAAAGATTGTAGAAAACTTTGATGAATATCTTTCAGAAAATGTTGAAGATGAAAAGATTGAAATAACTGATACTGTCAGCTTATTGAATACATATGTTGATTCTGTTGAAACTGAATTAGACTCTGACCGAATAAAATTAAAACTGCAAGAACTTTTTGTTGAAGCTCAATCTTCAGACGCACTATAAAATATTATGATAGAATTCCATACCTTAACATATTCAAATTTTCTCTCAGTTGGAGATACACCAATCACTATTGATTTTGAAGCAACTAAATCAACATTAATTGTTGGCCATAATGGATCTGGTAAGAGTTTAATGCTAGATGCTCTTAGCTTTGCTTTGTTTGGTAAACCACACCGAGCTATTAATAAGCCTCAATTAATTAATAGTATCAATGGTAAAAAGTGTTTAGTAGAAATAACCTTTTCGGTTGGTAATAAGAATTACAAAATCGTCCGAGGACTTAAACCAAACATTTTTGAGATATGGGTTAATGGTGAAATGATTAACCAAGAATCTCATTCCCGCGATTTTCAAAAGTTACTTGAGACAAACATTCTTAAATTAAACCATAAGAGTTTTCACCAAGTTGTTGTATTAGGTAATGGCAATTTTGTTCCATTCATGCAGATGCGCCAATATGAAAGGCGCAATGTTATTGAAGATCTTTTGGATATTAGTATATTTTCTAAGATGAATACTATTCTTAAAGATAATAATGCTAAGCTGAAAGATCAAATTAAAGATAATGAATATCAGTGGAAGTTGATTAAAGAAAAGATTATTTTACAGCGTAAGCATATTGATAAGTTATCAGATATCAGTGAATCTAATCGAGTTAAATATGAATCAGAGATTGCAGATATTCAATCAGAACAAAACGTTTTAATTGAAAGTAACGAAAAAATCTTGGTTCGTTACAAAGCAGAGCATAGTGATACTGAAAAGAAGCTTAATACTTTAAATCGCAGTTTGAATAAAATGAAATCATTTGAATCTCAGATTAAAAGTAAAATGAATGCTATTGAAAAGGAAGCCGATTTTTACAAGTCTAACTCAGCTTGCCCAACATGTTCTCAAGCTATTGATATTGTTATACGTGATGAGAAACTCGAATCCTGTGGGTGTAAACAAGACGAATTGACTGAAGGTTTCGAAAAATTACAGAATAACATTAAATCTACCGGCGAACAACTACAAACCACTAATCAGGAAATGCAAGAGTTGTTTAAACTTAATAATGAAATGACTAGTAATAATGTTTTGATTAAAAACTTTTCAAAGCGGATATCTGAATTAAGTACTCAAAAGAATGAAATCGCAGATGATAATGATTTAAAGAAATCGCAGAATGAATTACTTGATATGCAAACTACTAGGGATAACCTTAGCGATTTAAAATCAAATCAAATTGAAGAAAAACATTATAATGATGTTATCGGCGAACTGCTAAAGGATACTGGTATTAAAACGAAGATCATTCGTCAATACCTTCCCCCGATGAATAAGTTAATTAATAACTATCTGCAGTTGCTTGACTTCTTTGTTAGTTTTGAATTGGATGAAAACTTCAATGAAACTATTCGAAGTCGCCATCGTGATGACTTTAGTTATGCATCATTCAGTGAAGGAGAGAAACAACGAATTGACTTAAGTCTTTTATTTGCATGGCGACAAATTGCCAAAATGAAAAACTCAGCAAATACAAACCTTCTTATATTGGACGAAGTGTTTGATGCCAGTCTTGATTTTGACGGCATTGATAATTTGTTAAAGATAATGCATTCGCTTGATGATGAAACTCGTGTTTTCGTTATTAGCCATAAGCAAGACCTCCTTGAAGGAAAATTTGATCGTAAGATTGAGTTTCAAAGACGCCAAAACTTTACAAGCATAAAATCTATCACGTAACTCGTTAATGGTTAATAGGTTGAAATGCATAAAACGTGATAATAACGTAAAAAGGGCATTAGAGAGCAATTCTTCTTATTTCCTATAATATATACGTCAAACTGTTTTAAAATTGCTCTTTAAACGGTCTTTTCTACGACAAACCCTTATTTTACGGGGGTTGTAGAGAAAAATGCATATTTGTGAAATATATTATTTACATTCTATGCTTTTTAGAGTATAATATATCTACAAGGACGGCACGAGAATAGCCAACCACCACTATATCATGATTAAAGAACCACAAGTTATTAAACCAAAGCCTGACCGCACTATTATTAATATAGACGCTCAGAAACAGCTTGCCAAATTATTAGCCACTGAAGATATTCAAGTGACTGTCGGTAATTTTAAGACAGCCTATTTTGATGTTAAAAATCGAGTTCTTGGATTGCCTGCGTGGAATACCGATACTAAAGAAGTTTCCGACCTGCTTGTTGGCCATGAAGTTGGTCATGCTCTATTTACTCCTGAGGATGGAATTACTAAATTTAAAGAGCGTTATCCAAAACTCCCTTTTGATATTGCCAACATTGTTGAAGATATTAGGATTGAGAAGATGATCCAATTTAAATATCCTGGCCTTATTAAATCCTTTAATGATGGCTATTCTTATTTTAAAGAAAACGACCTTTTTGAAATTAAAGATAAGGATGTGAATGCTTTAGGATTCATTGATCGTATTAACCTTAAAGGTAAATTAAGAGATCTTATTGATGTCCAATTCTCAGATGAGGAAACCGTATTATTTGATAAGGTTAACCGTTGTAAAACCTATGATGATGTATTGGACGTTATTCAAGAGCTTGCTGATTTTATTGAGAAAGAGGAAGAGAAAAACCCCAAAGAAAAGGCAAAACAGCCTTCTGATGACGGCGAGGATAACCAAATGTCTAACGATTCAGAATCAGGTGACGATGATTTAGAATCAGAAGATGATGATGGCGATTCCTCTTCAAAATCCTCAGAAGATAAAAACTCATCTCCAGATACTAATACATCACAAGGTGGAAACTCTGGAGGACAGCTTCACAGTAAAGAAGAAGAAACCTCAGAAGCGTTTAAATCAGAAACTCAAGATTCATTGGATAAACACCTTGAGGATCTTGGTGAAATGGCATCCAATGAAACT